CATTGGCTTAACCCATTGGTGCAACGTCCAAGATTTCGTTGTACCCACGAGCGTTAGGACCGTACTCGACGGTCACAAACTTCCCAGCTATGTCGTGGAAGTCCTTCATCTGGGTAATGCCCAGAGCCTTGGCAATCTTTGCCACCTTGGATCGGCTCACTCCATCGCGCTTCTTACCATCGACGGAATCCTGGTTGTTAAGCCAGAGATAAAGGGTGATCCAGTCCCCTTCATACTCCCCATCGATAATCTCGAGGGGCAGCATTTGCTGTTTAAACCCTTTCTTGTCTGGATAGACATTGGGTCGGATCAACTGCACCTGGACATCGTATGTCCCTGGTGGGATTTTCCTCTTCTCCCGGGTGGGAGTAGAGCTTGTCGCCTCTTCCTCGACGTTGTCGATAACAAAAGAGGTGTTATGTTCCTGTACTATTTCCTGCATCATTCAGTCTCCTTTGTGGCAGGTTTCTTGGATTGGACACGAGACTCCTGCACGAGGCGAAAGTACGTCTCCAGGTCAGCCGGACGAATTTCCGACGGTAAACTGTAACGGTTCTTACACTCCACACCCATGGTGGCAGAAGTGTACAAGACACGGTCGTCAGTCTTGACTCCACGCTTGTCCTGCTTGCCGAAGTCCCCAGTCCTCGTCACCACCTTGGTGAAAGGAGCCAAGAATAATACTGAGTCAGCCCACTCTTGAAGGTCGGCAGACACATTCTTGTTTAACTTCAGCGAGTTAGAATCGTATGGCTCCAAATGGGGCTTGTCGATCCTGACAATCTTGGAGTGGCAGACAATAATAGGCGTGATACCCTTGTCCTCGGACAACTTAGTTATGGCTGACCACAACTGCCACATCCGACCACGCAGGTATGACGTACCCTTGCCGTATCCACCACCGACGGTCTCCAGAATCCATTCCTTGTGCTCATGGCACACGGACGAAATCGCGAGACGCTCCACGGCATCAGCAGCATCTATCACAAGATACTTCCGGTCGTGTTTCTCGGTGTACAACTTCCTGAGAAAATTAACTATCGAGTCAAAGCTCTCAGCATTATGTTTGTGCGGTTCCTTCTCCGTATTGCTCGGCTCCACAGGAATAGCATCAAACACCCACAGGTCCTCGTTCTTAGCGAGAACTTCTTCAGCCCCGTTGTCCGTGTTAATCATCACGGTTTGAGGCAGGGAGCAAGCAGTGGTCGTCTTACCAGACCCTGGCTCCCCAAAGAGAACAGTTTTACTAGGCCTGTCCTTCGCCTTGGTTCTAACACCGTCTAACATTTAGTCTCCTATCAAGAGATCATCTAAATTTACGCTTCCCCAGTCATTCATCTGAATTACTTTTGAGCGTTGTTTCCACCGCTTGATACCTGCATCTATATCATCCAAGTACCAACGATCACCACATGCTAAACAATAGAGGTGGTCTGCCCTCTTATTGTTGTTTGCTAACCACCAGACCGTGCCACGGCCATGGTCCTTGTCGAAGCACCAGAACATTCCGTTATCGTCACGGGTGTATCCGAGCTCCGTAAACCTGGCCACGATTTTTCTGTCTTTGCGCCTTGCATCGACAGCCTTCTGCCCCCAGTAGGACTTATTCCAAATGCTTACGTTTCTGCTCATACTGCCTAATCAATTGTTCAGTCAGTTCCAAAGCGTTCTGAACCCACTCCAATGACTCTCTGAGATTATCACGTTCAAGATTTGACTCAGCTAGTTTCAGGTAGGACCTCGCGGCTCTGAGATCAGTTAGTAATTCATCCATTCAGATCCATCTTTCTGGAGAAAACAGGGGGTGTTTGGACCAACGTAACCCCCTATGACGTTGAACTCGAAATGCTCCACGGCCTCATCGTGGGATATTCCGTCCCTCTCTTGGTATATAGCCAAGCAACGGTAATAGTCGTAGCAAAGGATCGGCTCTTGACCGAACCGTGTCACCACACCTATTAACGCATCTTCGATGTCGTCATAAAAAATAAACTGCGTGTCTGGATACATGTCCAGTATCCGTTCTTTCTTATCTGACATCGCTGATTGCATCGAGGATTGCATCCGGTCCCGTGAAATAGTCATGGTGACAACGAACATAATATTGACACCATTTCTGAGAACACAATGGATGGTTGCGGTTAAGAGGAAAATAAGAATGGTCAAGCCTCCAAGACAAATCCTGAAGACGATTAACCGTGATGAAAATATCTTCCGCATTGACGTTGATGGGTACAATCTGGGGTGCCGATCCCGGCAACAACACATGGATCTCACACCTTGGGATCTCACGTTGTAACCGAGTACGCATAAACCAGACAGCATACAATGCAAGCTGATACTTCCAGTCCTGTTGGGAGATTTTATAATCGCTAAGCTTCTTGGGCTTACGCTTGAAGTCAACGATCACATCCTCTCCATCACGATTCATCAGCAGGTCGATGACAAGCTTTGTCTCTCGAGCCATGCTTGCAAATCGCAGCACTCCCTTTTGCTGAAGCACGAGCGGAGTATAGTCCACCGTTTCCAGGTATCTTTCCGCTCCAGTAACCGATGCGTCCAGTTCATCCATAACCTGTTGCAGGTCGTCCTTCGGCAACATAGAGATCATCTCGTCAATCGCTTTCAGTCCTGCCTGCTTCATCGGAACCGTGGGGCTCCCATCAATCATGGGTCTGAGTTGACTTGCAACCATTTCCTCCATCAGAGTGCCACTGGCAGAATAATAGTTGTAGGTCCTGGGCATTTTAACAACGTCATTGTAGTAAATACGCTTACCGCAATGCTCGTTTGCCCTGGAATAACTCAGGCCGATTGACTTATTTGCGCTAGTCGTTTCCATGATTTTAGGCTGTCAAAAGGGGGAGTGTTCCAATGCCTAATAGCGTCGGCATCGTCTTTAGATTCAGACTCGTAAAAGTCCATAATCTTGTAGTAACAAACCGGGATCTCCACGGTGTTGGAATCAAACCGATACTTTGTCCCAGGACGCTTGGTCGCAGTCATCGTGACTGGTCGCACATCCACGAGGCAACTTCTCCACCGTGTCTTGATCCGCACATAATCAATCACACCACTGTTGGGCTTGTCCGTCACGAATGTGACAGTGATATAATTGTCGCGAGGGGAGAGGAAATCAAAATTGTACGGCCCCCTTCTCCGCACAAAAGTCAAACCATGATAGCCAGTCTGCGGGTCCTCACATTGGAACACCGACTCCGCATGAAACTGCGCCCTATACTGCAACGGAAACTCCTCGGGAGTCGTCCGTCTACCCCAGTCTCGTAACCTCATGCCGCTCCTTTCAGTTTGGCGTTAGTACGCTCCACGGTCTCACGATGAGACTTCAACTTCCGAGCGTAGATTTCGTGGTCCTTCTTGCTGAGTTTGACAACACCTTTGCGGTGATCATCAAGCACGGCTTCGTAGACCTCTATGTTTTTAGAGATACGCTCCACTGCGCGTCTCCGCCGTTCATTTGCTGTCATTGTCTCCTTGACAGTTAAAGTTATGCCCCGTGGCTCCGACTAGACTTGTGTTGAGCTCAGCCTATAAGGATGACACAAGCCTAGACACGGGGCAGTTCGGTTTATTGTTCCGTAGTTTGGAACTCGTATGTCACGCAACACATGACACCTAGTTGGTCAGCATCACGGATGAAGGCTTCACCGATGTCTTGAAGTAGACCCCAGGTTACACAATGGCCGTGGAACATGTTCATTTCCACCTTCTTGTCTTCCTTGGTCTTCTTATCCTTCTCCCCAGTGATTTCCCAACAGGTGACAGTCCCGACTTCCATCAGTTCTTCTCTGTCCATGGATCTCCTTGGTCCAGATTCATCATGTTGAGGGCCCTCGGCATCCCCCCGGTCGCCAACACCATACACTTCAATCGCTCCAAGGCCTTTGCCACCCTTGGGACAATCAACACCAATATGAAACAACCTACAGACTTCACAGAGCCCATCAATGATCATACACGCCCGATTGTTCATCATGTCCTTGGTGATACCACCAGGATGGAGCAGGACTATGGTCCCAAGCTGCGAATCCTGACTTCGCTCCAAGGTAGAACTTGCGGTATGCCTCGACGGTATCGTCACCCTTATATTCATCTGGCATACACTGCGGTGGATCGGTAGCGGGTCCGGTCAGAATACAACCTGAACAATGAATGACCGGAATATTTTTGGGAGGGTGTTTAACGTGATTGGCAAGCTTGGTGTAGGTCAAATGCTCCTTGCCGTAACGGACTGCGAACTCTTCACACAAGTTTGCCCAGAGCTCATACAACCATTGGTAGTGAATGATGTATTCTCGGGCCCAGATTGTACTAGGATGATTCTTGTGGGCTATTTTGTACACCTCGTCGGGTGCATCGTCACCGTCGAGAACACGGTGAGCGGTTGATAATAACTGACCATACTCGATGACCATCTTGCAGACATGTTTGTCGCAATGGTCACGAGCACACTGTTCGGGGTCACGGTCTACGAAAAATATATTCATTTTGTCTCCTGTTTGTCTCCAGGTTCAGATGGTCCCACATCGGGGTCGTCACTGCAAGTCTTTTTTTGCTTGCCAAAAATACGGTCGTAGTTTTCATCGAAGACCGGCTTGTTGACCGGTCTCTGCCATGATCCTTTGGTTGACATAATTCCTCTAGTAGGCGTTGATAGGAAAAGTTCGAGCAGGGCTCCACATTCGATCAACCCCCGCTCGATCCGATATAATCGCACCTCTCCACGACCTTGCGCTCATCATGGTGCTAGTCCACACCAGTACGTTGTCGGAGTTCATCAGATGATTCCGTTCAATGGCGTAGATTTTTTCTCTCCGTTCTATCACGGCGAATTTGAGTGATAGACTATGGTCTAAAATATTCATTGCTCCTGTCTTGCTCTATATTCTTCCATGGCCCGATCAATCGTCTCCTGGGTGATCTCCTGGGGTGGGTTCTTCCGGGCTCGGGCTTTGA